CCATCAGGACGGCACCCAAAGCGACTACGACGACGCCAGCCACGTCTTCAACTGGGTTAATGGCCCAACCACATTCAGCGGCTCCCGCGAGCAGGTCGACGTCAATGTCGGCGCCGCCAGCCTGACAATGAACGCCCAGAGCATCACCCTGCAACTTGGCGCCGCCGGCTTAGTGCTGGATGCCGCAGGTGTGCATTTGAGCGGCCCGGTAGTGGATCACCAAGGCCGCGTGATCAGCAGTGCATAAGGATTTGCCATGATCGGAATCGATAGGAACACCGGGGCAGCCGTCGACGACTGGCTGCAATTCGTCCAGCGCGCCACCCGAGCGCTGACCACCCCCGTGGGCACGCGCCAGAAGCGCCCCTTGTACGGCTCGATGATCCCGCAACTGCTCGGCCAGAACCTCGGCGACGACCTGTTGATCCTCGCCCAAAGCCACGCCGCGCAAGCTTTCTACAACACCCAGAACGGCATCGCCGACTTCCAGCCCCAGGTCATCGTCGCCACCCGCCAGGGCGCAGGTTTGTTGCTGCGTTTTGCCGGCACCTGGAAAAACCGCCAACAATCCTTCGAGGTCGTGACATGAGCATGTTGATCCCTGGCCAGAACCAACTGGCGGAACCGGCGATTATCGCGGTGGATGAGTTCGAGCCGTTGCTGGCCGAGTTCAAGGCGTTTGTCATCGACTACGTCGCCATCCGTGCGCCGCAAAGCGCGGCCAAACTCAAGGTCAGCCTCGACAATGAAAGCGAACTGCTGACCTTGGCCCTGGAGGCATTTTGCGTACGCTTGCAAACCCACGAGCGCAAATANNAGATGCTGGCGTGGTGGGCCACCGGCAGCAACCTGGATGCGCGCCTGGCCGATATGGGCCTGGAGCGCCAGGTGCTGGACCCCGGCGACCCGGCTGCTTTCCCGCCGGTGCCGCCGACCCTGGAAAGCGACGACGATGCGCGCCTGCGCTATTACCTGGCGCCCCATGCGCCGGCGGCGGGGTCGCGCATGCAGTATCGCCGCGAGGTATTCACCCTTGGCGAGCGGCCGTCGGTCAAGGTGCAGAGTGCGACACCGGGTGTGGTAACTGTCAGCTACAGCTTTGATCCGGACGGTTATGCCGCTCGGATCAAGGACGGCAATGGGCGGCGCACTGCCCCCGGCGAAGTGATGGTCACCGTGCTGTCCAGGGACGGCGATGGCAGCGCTTCCGCCGATTTGCTTGACGGCGTACGCCGACATTTCGCACGACCTGATGTACGACCGGAAACCGATCTCGTCACCGTCCAGGGCGCGCAGATTCAACGTTACAAAATCCGCGTGATAGCCAGGATCAATGCCGGCCCGGATTCGGGCTTGACCCAACTGGCGGCGCAGCAACTGCTGCAAACCTACGCCGACTCCTGTCACCGCCTGGAAGGCCGAGTGGATCCGAGCTGGATCGACTACGCCATCCACAGCGCCGGTGCCGCGCAACTGCAGATTCTCGAACCGCTGGAACCGATCATCAGCACGGCGTTCCAGGCCCCGTATTGCACGGGCGTCGAGGTGGAGGTTCGCACGCTATGAGCGAACCCAAAGCGAGCCTGTTGCCCGCCAACAGCTCACCGCTGGAGAAGGCCCTGGACTTGGGTTTCGGCCACTTGCTGGAACGGGTCATGCCGCCGTTTCCCGAGCTGATGAACCCGGATCGCACACCGGCGGCGTTCTTGCCCTACCTGGCGGCAGATCGCGCGGTAAACGAATGGAGCACCACGGCCCCTGAAGTCGAGAAACGCCTGACTGTCAAACTCGCCTGGCCCACCGCCCGCCAGGCCGGCACTCGCCAGGCCCTGGAAAACGCCGCCAAGGGCCTGCAACTCAGCCCCGAAGTGCGCGCCTGGTATGAGCAGAAACCGCCGGGCGTGCCCTACAGCTTTGCCGTACGGGCCTGGACCGAATTGCCCTACAGCGAAGCCATCGACGCCCGACTCGACCGCCGCCTGGCCGACGCCAAAAGCGAGCGCGACATCCTGTCGATCTCCGTGGGCCTGAGCGCATCGGGCCGCCACTTTCTCGGCGCGGCGACACTGTGCGGCGAACTGACCACGATTTATCCCAACGTGCTGGCAGGAGTCGAGGCCTCGGGTCGCGCCTTTATGGCGGCCGGTCTATACGCCGTCGAAACCACCACCCTTTATCCACAGGAGCACTAAATGGCTGACTATTACACCCTGCTCACGAACGCGGGGATCGCCTACGAAACTGCCTGCAAGGCGGCGGGCATCCCCATCAAACTGGCGCAGATCTCCGTCGGCGACGGCAACGGCGCCGTCTACAACCCCGACGCCAGCGCCCAGGCCCTTAAACGCGAAGTCTGGCGTGGGCCGTTGAACGCGCTGTTCCAAGACGAAAAAAACGCTAACTGGCTGATGGCCGAAGTCACCATCCCGTCGGATGTCGGCGGCTGGTATGTGCGCGAGACAGGGCTGTGGACAGATACCGGGATCTTGTATGCCATCGTCAAATATCCGGAGTCGTATAAGCCAGTGTTGGAGACGTCGGGGTCGGGGAAAGAGTTTTATATTCGATCGATCTTTGAAACGAGCAATGCCGCGATCGTGACGTTATTGATTGATGACACGGTGGTGAAGGCGACTCGGGCTTGGGTGATGGATTACCTGGCGCAGCAGTTGGCGAAGGGGACTTATTCCAAGGCTGAGATTGAGGCCTTGATTGCCAAGGCTTCGGCGTTGCCGGTGGGATCGGTGATTGCGTTTCCGGTCGACAAGATCCCACCGGGGTTTCTGGAGATTGATGGTAGCGTTAAGAGCGCCTTGGCCTATCCAGACTTGGCGAAGTTCCTGGGCGCTGTTTTCAACAAGGGGGATGAAGGCGTTGGGAACTTTCGATTGCCTGAATCGCGTGGGGAGTTTTTGCGCGGGTGGGATCATGGGCGTGGGATTGATGCCGGACGCGTGATCGGCGGCTGGCAAGAGGATCTGTTTAAGTCCCATACCCATCGAATGCAATATGGGAGTTATGCCGGCGGAAGTTTAGGAGCGCCCGGATATCAAACGGTAGGTGTTTTGTCAGCTGTCGGGGTGGAAGCGACGGGCGGAAATGAGACCCGCCCGCGAAATTTGGCAGTGATGTGGTGCATCAAAGCTTGGAACGCACCGATCAATCAAGGAACCATCGATGTCGCGGTACTTGCTTCACAGGCAACCGAAGTCAATCAAGGAACAGCAAAGACGGCTACCCAACCTGAGGCTGACGCGGGTATTGATGATTCCACAATCATAACCCCGAAAAAGCTGCGCTTCGGCTTCGCAATGAACTTCACAGCATCCAGTGGATACATCCTTTTTCCAACCTGGCTCGGTGGCCTGCTACTCCAGTACGGACGTGCTTCTCTGGCAGCCGACCAGTCTGCGACGCTGACTTGGCCGCTTGCCTGGCCTGACGCGTGTTACGCCATCTCTGGCGCGGTGCATTCGTCATTCGCCCGTGTCGACGACGGTATCTCGGCCCAATATCGAAGCCTCACCAAAACCACAGTCATCCTCGATCGTCAGGATATCGGCACAGCGGTGGCCAACAACCGGGATATGTTCGTTATCGGAATCGGAAAATAATCATGAGCATTTTTTATTGTGCGGAAACGGGCGGTTTTTATCTGCGCGGCATGCAGCCGTCTGACAAAGACTGTCAGGAAATCACCAAGGCGCGTCACGCTGAGCTTCGTGCCGAAAACTCCGCTGGAAAGATCATTGCCGCTGATGATCAAGGTTTTCCAATCGCCATTGATCCACCGGGGCCGAGTACCGAAGAAGTGGTGATCAAGGAACGTGCATGGCGCGATCGACAGCTGGCGACCGCGACCGGCATACGGGACCGGCACCGCGATCAACTGGAGCTAGGCATTGCGCCTACCTTGGCTCCCGAGCAGTTCAGCATGCTGTTGAGCTACATACAGATGCTACGTGACTGGCCGCAGTCTCCAGACTTTCCCGATCTGGAAAAACGTCCGGAGCTGCCTGTCTGGTTAGCAGAACAAACCGAATAAACCTCAACTCACCACCAAAACCGCCCCTAGCGGTTTTTTTTACGCCCGGAGTTTCTCTCTTATGCCCACCCGCCAAACCTACACCGTCCTCATCCCATTCCCCACCGGCGCCGGCCATTGGTCCTCCGTCGGCCAGGAGTTGGACTTGCTGGACGTCGAAGCAACCGCCCTGCGCACCGCTGGACGTCTGGAACTCACCAGCGTCTTCAACGCAACCCCGGCCAAAAAGGCCATTACCAAGAAGGCTGATTAACCATGGCTGAAGTCCTCAACTTCGAGCACAACGGCATCACCGTGAATGCCACCGAATCCCNNCCCCCGAGGCCATGGGTGGCCTTGGTGACAATGTGATCGGCCTGGTCGGCACTGCGCCGAACGCCCATGGGTCGATTCCGAAAAACGCCCCGTTCCGTATCAACAGCTTCACCACCCAGGCGCTGCTGGACCCGACCGGCGCCGAGACCGGCACGTTGTTCCACGCGGTGTACCAGATCCTCAAGGTGGTGAAGGTGCCGGTCTACGTGGTGATCGTGGAGGAGGGCGCCACCCCGGCTGACACGATCAATAACGTGATCGGCGGCGACGAGCCGGTCACCGGCCGCAAACTGGGCCTGGCGGCATTGGCCAGCGTCCCCGAAGACCTGACCATCATCGGTGCCCCAGGCTTCACCGGCACCAAGGCCGTGGCAGGTGAGTTCGCGGCCTTCGGCAAGCGTGTCAAGGCCCGTGTGGTGCTGGATGGCAAGGACGCATCGGTTGCCGACCAGGTGACCTACAGCGGCGAACTGGGCGGTGCCGACCTCGGTTTCGACCGGTGCCTGCTGGTGCACAACATGCCGTCGGTGTACTCCAAGGCGGCGAAGAAAAACGTGTTCC